CCATCACGACCGCATGGAAGGCGCGACAGGCTATCGCTACAGCGCTGGTGACTGCATGGAAGTCTCAGCAGAGGATCGTCACAAGCCTTGTCACGGCATGGAGAACACTGTTCTACACCTTCTACAAGACCCTTGAATCGCATAACCTTGCGACTGTCCTCTCCATCTCCAATCTCCGCATCCCCTCACTCGTTGCAGTAAACGCAACAACTGTCCTGCCGACCGTCAATCTGAGTACCAGCCTGTCGGCACATGACTTAGTAAGTACGTTGGAGGTGTCCAATGGCTGAGTTCCGATTTGTACGGGGCGACCGATATACACTCACTTGCCCCTTGACGAAAGACGGCGTGGCGTTCGACCTTACCGCTGGCGGGCCGTGGACAACGGTTGCTACGTTGGCTCAGGGAGATACTGCCAAGGCAATCACGGAGGCCGAGGGCGCAAAGTGTACATTGACCGTCCAGAATACCACAACAGGGTGTACCGTGACAATCTGCGGCTCTACTGCGCTCACGGAGGGGGTGTACTCGCTGGAAGTGAGGACAACCAACGGGACGCTGGCATACACATGGCCTTCATGGTCAATCAGGGTCGTAGAGCCCACGAGGATATAGCATGGCTAACCACAAGAACTTTGCACAAACCACATTGGGAGCGGCAATCACGGACACATCGGGTACGAGCATCACGGTCACGTCCGAGACTTCATTCCCTGCTGTGGACTTCATCATCTCCATTGATACCGAGGCGATGCTGGTCACGAACGTCAGTACGACCACATGGACGGTCACAAGAGGGTATGAGGGTTCGACTGCCGCAACACATACCAACGGAACTGCTATCTATCACGACTGGTCAGCAGGAGAGGCAAGTACGATTCAGTCCCTTGTGGATGCAACGATATTGGGGGTGTTCTAATGGGATACACGAACAGAGTCCTCAGCGGCGACGTACACGGCATCGGCATCCTCATCGCCCATACCGCCAACAACGACGCCGACACGATTCACACGGCCCTTGCCTCGACCACGGAGGGAGAGGGCGACCAGGTGTGGCTGTGGGCTGACAACCCCGACACGGTTGTGCATACCCTGAAACTCTGGTGGGGCGGCACGACGGCGGTGACGCATGAGAAGGTCTTTACCATCAACGCACTCACGTCAAACGTCATCCTTGTCTGTGGCACACCCCTGAGGAACGGTCTAGTCATCAAAGCCTCCTGCGACACCGCCAACAAGGTCAGCATCAGGGGCTATGTCAATCGGATAACGGCATGAGCGATATCTCTGCTATCTATCGGAATAGGGGGGTCAACCCGCTGGCGGTGCAGACGCCGCCCGCGAGAGACCTTCTGCACTGGCCCTTGTTTAACGATGCAAACCTGGAAGCATATTACAGGTTCGAGGGCGACAGCAATGACAGTAAGGGGACAAGGCATGGAACGGGAACGGACATCAGTTATTCAACAGCTAACGGGAAGTTCCTGCAAGGAGCCAGATTTAATGGAGGCAGCAGCTATATTACTTTGCCGACAACGATTCCAACCCTCACAACATTTTCTATATTCATGTGGATAAAGACGATGTTCAATGCCGCCACAAACATGCATTTATATCAACAGGCGGCTATAGCGAACAATGCAAATGTCGACGTTTCGGTGACTGACGCGCACAAATTTAAAGCTGCCATTTATGATGGTGCTCCAGAGACTTACGTGGAATCAAGTATTTTGGTCAACGATGGGGCATGGAATAACGTAATAGTTACCAGGACGGGAGCAAC